CAAGAACGAACTACTAAGCTATTTTGTTCAGGGTGGAGATACAACTGGATTCGGTGCGGTTCAAAGTCTAACATATCTTGCTCAAAAAGTCCAACCGGATTTGAGATACGAACTTGAAACGGCTTCCATAAGCATTCTTGATAATATCGGCAATTACGACAGACCGGCAGTTAAAAACTACAATCAATTAACAATAAACTGAAAGGTCTGAAATGAAACCGGTCAAGATAAAGAAACTTCATTACATTTCTCCATTAGAGAGAAAATTCATTGACAGAATATCTATAGCCTTGTTATACACGGCAATAGGACTGCTTCTTATAACAATTTTAGTAATCAAATCAGGAGTTAAATAATATGTTTAAAATAGTAAAATCAGACGAGCCTTTGGTAGTAGAAACCGTAAACATCCTAATTTATGGAGAACCCGGGGCTGGCAAAACAAGCCTTGTGAATACAGCCGAAAGTTCTTTAACGCTCGACTTCGATAAAGGCGTTCACAGAAGCGATTTCAGAAAAGATGTTCTTGTTATCGAGAGCTGGAAGCAGATAAACGATAATATGGCAGAGCTAATTAAGACCTTCGGTAATTATAATACAGTAATCCTCGACACAATTGACACGCTTTTAGACTATATGGGAGCTTGGATTATTGACCAGGAGCCCAGACTTGCAAAAAATAAACTTCAATTCTATGGCAAACTCAAAGACGAGTTTTCTCAATTCATAGGCAAACTCAAAACACTCGGGAAAGATGTTGTAATGGTTGCTCATGTAAGGGAAAAAGAAGAAGGAGACTTGAGAATCAAAAGGCCTGCAATAACAGGTGGAAGCTATGACAGGGTCTTGCAGACAGCAGATTTTGTCGGCTATTTGTTCATCAAGGATAATAAGAGAATGATTGACTTCAACCCCACTGATTATTGGATTGGTAAAAACTCGGCGAAATTTAGTTCAATGTTAATTCCAGATTTTAACTTAGTTCCAGACTTCTTCTCAAGTTTAATAAAAGACATGAAAACAGCTATCAATGGACAGACACAAGTACTGGTGGAAACGCTTAAAATGATTAAAACGCTTACAAATAAAATTCAAAACATAAAGGAATTAACTGAATTAAACTCATTCTTGAATGAATTACCCGGAATGAAAAACGGTGTAAAGAAACAGATTTGGGATAAAATTCTATTTCGAGCAAAAGAACTGAATTTTGAGTTTAATAAGGACGAAAAGAAATTTTATCCGATAAAACCAAAAACAGAAGAAAAACCCGAACCGGTTAAAACAGCTGCCAAAGCTAAAAAAGCGGTAGTTGAGATAGAAGAAACTGATTTCAGTTTTGAATAAGGAGGTATTATTATGTTAAAAATCGCAGTAACAACAATCGAAGCCTTTAGGAATTATCAGAATGGAACTATTGAACTTGAGGATTTCATGAAAAGAATCCGAGGAGAGTTTACACCCTCCCGGTATATGGATCTTGGTAGTGCATTCCACGATATTCTTGAAAATTTTGAATCGAGATATATCGAAGAATTAGATATATTTAAAGCAAAAAACGGTTTGGAATTTGGTTATGATATAATTATTCAGTGCTATGAAAAAATCGTCCCCGATGCTCCTTTTGAGGTTAAACTTACTAAAATATATAATATAGGTAAAGAGAATATTGAAGTAGTTGCTAAAGCTGACCAACTTCTTTATGGCAATTATGTAATAGAAAACAAAACCTGTTGGGGAATGTTTGACTTTGAAAGGTATTTCAGTTCTTGTCAATGGAAATACTATCTTGACATATTTGAGGCAGAACGAGTTTATTACAATGTATTCTGTTTGTCAGATAAAGTAGGTGGAATTGAACTAAGAAATATAGAACAGTTTTCATTTAATGCTTATCCAGACTTGCGTGATGACCTAAATGAACTCTTAACAGATTTTGTTAAATTTATTCACAAACAAAAGCTCGAAGAATATTTCACTCCGGACTATAAGAGTGAGCCAAAACAACTAAAAGTTATTCAATCATCAAATCAAATTGATTCTACAAATTATCAAAGGGACTTAGATATGAAAATCCAGAAAATCAAAATAGCAAATCTTCTTGGAATAGAAGAATTAGAATTTGACCCCGGTAAATTTACTTTAATAGAAGGTAGAAATGGTTCAGGAAAAACATCAATACTTGAATCTATTAAACACGCCTTGAATGGTGGTCATGATGCAAGACTATTACGCAACGGTTCTGATAAAGGAGAAATTGTTTTGGTACTCGATGACGGAGTTCAATTAACAAAGACAGTTACTCCAAATAAATCTGATGTCAAAATCTTTGACAAGGAAGGAAACAGAATCAATAAACCACAAACCTATATTGACAAACTCATAGATATGTTATCTGTAAATCCAGTCCAGTTTCTAACATCGGATAAAAAGAACCGGGTAAATTATCTGCTCGAAGCTATACCAATGAAATTAACTCAGGATCATCTTGAAAAAGCTCTTTATGGTATGAGTGGAAGAGTTCGAGATGATTTAAACGGACACGCTCTTGAAGTAATTGGCAGGATATACAAACAATTCTATGATGAAAGAACAGGTGTAAACAGGGCTTTGAAAGAAAAGTCAGCTACTATGACACAACTTAAAGAATCAATAGCAGAACTGAATTATGCTTCAACTGAATTGTTTGAAAAGATTAAATCTTTGGAGAATAAAAAAGGTGATATGGAAGGTAAAAAAAGTATGTTCTTAGACCAAGCAGTTAATATCAGAATTAAGAAACTCGACAACGAAGAAGAAAGATTTCAAGATGAAATGAATAGGCTTCGGCTCGAACACGAGAACAGCAAACAAGAAATCTATGATTGGTTTGAAAACCAAAAAACCGAGATACATTCAAAGTTTGAAGATAAGTATTTACCGCTTATTACAGAATTGTCTATGCTTCAGGAGCAACACAAACAATATCAAAACCAAGAGAAAACACGTGAATTAGTAGTGCAGTTTCACAATGAATGTTTAGTTCTTAAAGAAGAAACCGATAAGTTAAGCAGTGCTTTAACAGGATTAGATAAGCTCAAAGAAAATCTCTTAAGAGAATTACCAATAAAAAATCTCGCGATCAAAGAAGGTGAAATCTATTGCAAGGACATTGTATTCGACAAACTGAATACTGCCGAACAAGTAAAAATTGCAGTTGAAGTTGCAAAACTAAGAGCAAACGAGCTTGGAATAATTTGTGTTGATGGCATCGAAAGGTTAGACAAGGACACATTCGACAAGTTCAGGCACAAGGCAATCGAATCAGGCTTGCAGATGATTGTTACTAAAGTTGGAAATACGGAATTAAAAATTCAATCTGAATAGTAGATGAAAAAACAAGCCACGGCATTTTCAAAAATCCACAACCCCCCTTTTATGCTGCAAGAAGTGCCGTGGCATTTTTTAACATAATGGAGAATCAAAAATGATATTAAATTTAAGTATAAACAAAAGCATGATAAACAAAGCCAACCCATCACTTTATGGTTGGAAGAATGCAGAAATGACAGGCGAAGAACTTGCCGATCACATTCATAATGGATTTGCTTTTTCTCCGGGCGTCTTGAAACCAAACGCATCTGGTAGAAAACCTTCGATAAAGGACATCAAATTCGCACATATTTTGGCTATAGACATTGATAATGATATTAAATCTTATAACAGCATTACCAAAAAATATGACAAGCGAATCAAGGGTTTTGAAGAAGGTTATTGGACTTATGAAGAAGCAAAAGCAGATGACTTTGTGAAAGAAAATGCTTTGCTCATATATACAACGCCAAGTCATAAACCGGATTTTGAAAGGTTCAGAATTGTATTCGTTATCGAAAAGCAGATTTCAAATCCTGAAGAATATAGGAAAGCAATTTCATTTCTGATTGAGAAACTTGGAGGCGATAAATCTTGTTCTAATATTGACAGACTATTTTACGGTAATAGTAATTGCCGTTTAGAATATTTTGGCAATATCTTAAATCAAGATTTTGTAATAAATAACCAGTTAATGTTATGAAAGAAG